CTCATACGAGTTAGGCCCCCCAGAAATAATGAAGCTTCTGGTTCCTAACAAGATTCTTGTTTCACAATTTATCCAACACTTGGTGTAGATGTCCGGTTGGAATGGACCCTTGGAAAGGTCGTAAAGAACACTTTCCCAGAAGAAGGCGATTGCGGCTGTAATGGTTCTCCCTTCGATAATTTCGAGATATAATCTTCAAGTATCTTTTTCCATATTGGTACAACTTTCGTACAAGCTAAACGTAAGGTTTCATATTGATGGTAATAGAAGACCCTCCCACTAGTTGGTAGTTGAAGACCTTTTAAACGAAGAGGCCACATCATGTCCTCTCTACTTAAAGCTTCATCAACCACTCCATCGTGATTCATCATTCTCATAACCATCTGCTTATAAACATCTAGTATTGGAATAAAAGTAGCAGGTGTTCGGTACTGATAACCTCTAATATCATTCATTAATATTTCTCGGATAGCAGGATCAGCATCAATAGTCTCGGTAGGCATAGATTGGTGCAAATATTCTTTAAGAGCAACTCTCCAAGTTAATTCAAGAAGATTGTGTTTCTCTATTAAATGTTGAGTCTCAAAAGGAATATCATACCCTAAGACTAAAGAGACACCATATGGTATGAACTCGCTAAATGTAGATTTACCTGACATTATAAGATATAAGTACATAACAATCTCAGTAGCAAAAAGTAATCTAGGTTTGATTCTCTGGTACACTTTATCCCCATACTTGATCTTATATATGGCTAATACAAATGGTTTAACCCAATCTAGACCATAACCCTTATCAAACCTACTATACATAACTGCACTGACAATAAATGGATCATGAAAGTTATTAATAATCCCCTTTAAAGGGATAGGAGAGAACTCGGTAATAACTCCTTTATCTTTAATAAAGAGGCGTTTAGCAAATTCAAAACCTGAAGGAGAGATATGAGTCTTAGCCTCAGAAACAGGTACATCAAGTTCTACTAAAATTTCACGATAGGCATTATAGAGAGCAGTATCATAGATAACAATATCATCCCCAAGCATAAAGTATTTACTCTTCTTGAAAGGAATCTTTGTTTTTAGGCAACATAGAAACATAACGAAGTGGTGAGCAAGAGTAAAAGAACTCCAAGATGAGTAAGCTCCCATAGGATTACCTACTGAATA